ACTGCAAGTGATTTTTTACCTAAATTCTTTAGAACACAAGCAAACAAAAAGTTTTTACAAGGCACACTTGATCAACTTATACAGCCCGGCGTCGCTGAAAAGATTAATGGTTACTACGGTAGAACAACTGCTAAAGCATACAAAACTACAGACAACTATGTAGATGATGTAACTAATGATAGAACCAATTATCAATTAGAACCTGCTACTGTTATCAAAGACAATTATGAAAATGTAACTTTTTACAAAGATTATAATGACTATATTGGTCAGCTAGGAGTTTTTGGTGCAAACACTGCTAATCACAGTCGTTTAAACAGTCAAGAAACATATGCATGGAACCCAAATATTGATTGGGACAAATTTGTAAACTTCCGTGAATATTATTGGTTGCCAAACGGTCCTATTAGTATGCCTGTAAGAGGACAGAGTAGAGAAGTTGTTAGTACGTATGCTGTTACAATAGAAGATCAAGGTGACAACGTTGCTTATGTGTTTAATGACGGATTAACACGTAATCCTAAACTAAAGCTCTATCGCGGACAGACATACCGTTTTGAAATTGATACACCTGGCCATCCAATGGCAATTGCCATCAGCAGAACATTTACTCCTGGTACTGCAATACTAACAGCAGGTACAGAAGGTCTTCGCGGTTCAGGACTGTTTGATGCAGTACTGTACGGTAATGAATATGACCAAGGTGAATATATTATTCTTCCAAGCGGCGGCAGCGTAACATTTGCTGCTGATGATAACGTTTCAACATTATATCCAGACGGCATCCGTAAGCTAGGTGAAGAAGGCGAAGAAGTAGCCATTGCTTATGTCGAAAAAGGCACAATAGAATTTACTATTCCTTTTAATGCACCTGATAAACTATACTACATTAGTAAAAATGCAGTAGATACTAGCGGTATTTTTAAAATCTATGATATTGAAGAAAATGCGTTCTTAGATGTTGCTGAAGAAATACTAGGTAAGAAGACATATCTAAGTGCAAATGGTGTAGAACTATCAAACGGAATGAAAATTACATTCCAAGGCGATGTTACACCTGCAATGTACGAAACTAACGATTGGTATGTAGAAGGTGTTGGCACTAAAATAACTTTAATAAAAGATCAAGATTTAATTATCCCAGCAGCATATAGTGATACTAAGCGTATTCCGTTTGATAGCGATAATTTTGATACCCTACCGTTTGGTGATGCAAGTGCATATGCAACCGAAAAAGATTATATTGTAGTTAATAGAGCATCTCTTGACAGAAATGCGTGGAGTCGTTATAATAGATGGCACCACAAAGATGTAATCTTAAAAAGTTTTCAATTAAACAATCTTCCTAGAGACGTTGACGAAACTGCTCGTGCAAAACGACCTATTATAGAATTCGAAGCAGGATTAAAATTAAATAACTTTGGTGCATACGCTAAAACAGATGTTGACTTAATTGACACATACACTACAGATGTATTCAGTACAATTGAAGGACAAATAGGTTATAATATTGACGGAGTTAATTTAGCTGATAACATGCGTATATTGTTTACAGCAGACACAGATATATTAGTAAGCGGAAAAATTTATCAAGTTAAGTTTGTTACAATTGGAAATGTTAGACAAATTAGTTTAGTTGAAACTGTTGATACAACACCAATTGATCTTGAAACAGTATTAGTTACACAAGGCGCAAAAAATGCTGGTAAGAGTTACCACTATCACGGCAACGCATGGGTAGCTGCACAGGAAAAAACAACACGCAATCAATCACCGTTATTTGAAGTGTTTGATGTAAATGGAAACAGTTTTAGTGACGGAACATATTACGGATCAACTACATTCAAAGGGTCTAAATTATTTTCATATGCAGTAGGTGAAGGCAATGTAGATACCGAATTAGGATTTGCTTTAAGTTATAAATCAATTGAAAACTCGGGTGACATTGTTTTTGACTTTAATTTGTTAAACGATACATTTACATATCAAACTGAAACTGATTTATTTTCACAGGCTATTAATAGCGGTTATTTAAAGAAGTTTAAATCACTTACTTTATTTAATTACGTAAATGGGTTTAGTAGTACTCCAGCTGTTAGTAAACAGTATGTCATAAGAGAATATGTAGCAACAGATATTCAAGTTAACAACTTTAAAATCGATGTTTATAACAACTCAAGTAGTCTAACAGACCTAAAAATAGTAGTATTTGTAAACAATAAATTAAAATTAGCTAACACCGACTATACAATTGATAAAACTTCTGCTAATGCTGTTGTTGTTTTTAATAATGATTTAACAGTTAATGATGTTATTAAAATTAAAACAGATAGTAAAACTATTAAAAATTCTAACGGTTACTATGAGTTTCCGTATAACCTAGAACGTAATCCGTTAAATGACGATGTTAGTCAATTTACACTAGGCGAGGTAATTGATCACGTTGACAGTATGTTAGAAGACATACCTAGATATTCGGGAGCATACCTTGGTTCAAGTAACTTACGTGATCTAGGCGACTTAGATCGATACGGCAAACGATTTGTTAAACATAGCGGCCCGATTAACTTACCATTATATCATGTAACTAATAAAAGTTATAATATTATAAAGGCACTAAAGTATTCTAAAAAAGAGTATTCAAGATTTAAGAAAACTTTCTTAGATACTGCTGCTAGTTTAGGATATGATGGTCCAATTAAAACTCATGTTGATCTTATTTTAAAAACGATTAACAGTGATAAATTAAAGTCGCAACCGTTTTACTTTTCGGACATGCTTGCATTAGGAGCATCTAATAAAATTGAATACAAAGTATTAGATTCAAGAGTAACAGATTATCCAATTACTACTAAGTATAATCTTTTAACTTTAAGTTCAAAAAGCATAACTATCTACCTAAACGGAGTTCAGCTAACAAATATTAAAGATTATAACTTTGATGTAGCTGGATACGTTTCGATTGCCGCTGGCCAAGTAGAAAATGACGTAATTGAAATTCACGAGTATGCAACTACAGACGGAAGTTTCGTTGCTCCAACTCCTACTAAATTAGGGTTGTATCCTAAGTACTATCCTGAGTTAACTATTGACGATACTGTGCTTGCAGATGAACCGGTGTCAACAGGTCCGTTTAAAGTCTACGGTGAAGATAGTACTACTGGCACTAGAGGTTGGTTCTATCCTGTTTATACAACTAAGAGTGCAGCTGGCGCAGGAGCAGCATCAAAATCTTATACGTTTGTTGGAATGAATAAAATATTCTATATGCCAACAGTTGGCGCAACTCTTGGAGCAAATGATAACATAGAAATCAATGAATACCCAGTGGGTGTTGCTTTTATTAGAGGACACGACGGTAGTTATGTTAAAGCTTATAAAGATTTTAGAGACGAATTATTATTAGAATTAGAAAAAAGAATTTTTAATAATATCAAAGCAAAATATTCAACCGATAGACTAGATGTCAATACATTCATTGGCGGCGAATTTAGAACTAATGAATTTACAAAAGTTGAAGTTGATAATACGCTTCTTGGAGATTTCCAAAAGTGGTTGCAAGAAAATTTAAACAATCAAACATATACTAATAATACATTTTATAATAGAAACAACAACTGGACATTTAATTATTCAGACACTACGTCTCCAAACGGCATTGAAAACGCAGGCTTTTGGAGAGGTGTTTATATAAGAGCATTTGATACTGATCGTCCTCACAGTCATCCTTGGGAAATGTTGGGGTTAACAACTAAGCCGAGCTGGTGGAATACTGTTTACGGTCCTGCTCCTTATACAGGTGATAACCTAGTATTATGGAGAGATTTAGAACAAGGACGTATTGCAGATCCTGCAAATACTAGAATTGATCTAAACTATGCTCGTCCTGGACTAACTAGTTTTATCCCAGTTGATAGTAACGGTAAATTATTATCACCGTTGAATAGTAAATATGCTAAGAATTTCCAAATTCAAAATGCTACTAGAAACTTTAAATTTGGCGATTACGCTCCGATTGAAAATGCATGGCGCAGAAGTCCTGAGTATCCGTTTGCTATATTAACTGCAATGTTGTTAAACAAGCCTGCAAAAACAATGGGCTTGGGATTTGATATTTCGAGAATATCGAAGAACTTGGCTAATCAGTGGGTTGATATAGATACAAATAAACCTATAGTTATTAAAGATTTAACATTGCCAAATACATATGAGTCAGATGTTAGAACTAACACAGCAGGTTTAGTAAACTACATTTACAATCTTGTAGCAAGTGATATTTTAACAGTATACGAAGGATATAGAACTGAATTAGCATCAATTACTAATCAATTAGGTATTAAGATTGCTGGATTTACAAGTAAAGAAAAATTTAATATAATTCTTGACAGTAGATCGCCTACGCAATCTCAGACACAAGATGGCATATTTGTTCCTCAAGAAAATTATCAAGTTTTCTTAAACACAAGTAGTCCTAGTGAACTAGCAGTGTTTAGTGGTATTATTGCAGAACGCACTGAGTTAGGATATGTAGTAAGAGGATACAATATTGAAAAACCGTATTTTGAATACTATACAGCTAGAGAAGGATCGTCTGCTAGTACAGTAACAGTTGGTGGAATTTCTGAAAAGGTATCTCCTTGGGATTCTAATACCTCTTATCTTAGCGGCGAAGTAATACAGCATAATAATGCATATTATAGAGTAATTAATTCTTTTACTACTAGTTTAACATTTGATACTAATAATATAGTTAAACTTCCTACATTGCCACTAAAGGGTGGAAGAACAGCGCAGTTTAAGAAAGACTTTGATACTGCTGAAATTAAAACTCTACAATACGGCAGTCGTCTTAACACTGCACAAGAAGTAGTTGATTTTATTCTAGGATATAGTGTAAGACAAAAAGAAATTGGATTTAGTTTTGAAAATGTTATTGATGGTTCAAATTCAGTTGAAAATTGGAGTCAAAGTGCAAAAGAATTTTTATTCTGGACAACACAAGGTTGGGCAAATAGTTCTTTAATTGCACTAAGTCCTGCTGCAAACTTGTTAGAATTCCAACGAGATTATTATGTAGTTGACAACATCAAAGACGAGTTCTACGGTTATAGTATTTTTAAAGCCGACGGGCAATTCTTAGCTTCAGAATTTAACAGCCTGTTAAGAGATCAAAATAGTTTTGGTATTGAAACAGTTGGGACCGATGAAGGATTGTATCACGTATCGCTACCGCTAGTCCAAAAAGAACATGTTGTACTATTAGACAATACAACAGATTTTAATGATACAATTTACAACCCGAGAACTGGTTACAGACAAGAAAGAGTTCGTGTCAACGGTTATAGATCAGATAATTGGAATGGTGGACTCAACATTCCGGGATTTGTTTATGATGATGCAAGATACACTGACTGGGCGCAATGGAAAGATTATGTTATTGGTGATATTGTAAAATATAAACAATACTATTATGTTGCAACTAGCAATGTAAGCGGATCACAGAACTTTAATTCTACATTATGGTATCGCCTAAACGAAAAACCAGTATCACAACTAATGACTAACTTTGATTACAGAGTTACACAGTTTACTGATTTTTACGATTTAGATTCAGATAGTTTTGATATCGAACAACAAAAAATGGCACAGCATTTGATAGGTTATCAAAAGCGCCAATACCTTGCAAATATAATCAATGACGATGTAAGCCAGTTTAAATTCTACAGAGGCGCAATTGCTGACAAAGGCACAATGAATGTGTTTACTAAATTGTTTGATGCGCTAGGTAATACAACTGACAACTTACAGTTCTATGAAGAATGGGCAATCCAAGTCGGCCGCTTTGGCGCAGTTGATGATGTTCAACAAATAGAATATAACTTAAAACAAGATAAAATGCAAGAGTCGCCTCAAGCAGTTGAACTTGTAAGTTCGTTGCCTGCAACAAACTTTGATAAAATTTATAGAATTTTACCAAACGAAGTGTTTGACAAACCTGCAGGATATACACATGCACCGTTTCCTACTAAAACAATAACTAGCGAATATATTAGAACTGCTGGTTATACAAACGAAGATGATGTTGATTTTGTTGTTAGCAACATGATAGATTTGTCAGCAGTAGATACTAATCAAATTAAACTAGGCGACACTATTTGGATAACTGACACAGATAATAAATCGTGGACAGTAATGCAATTGGTTCGAGCAAATGTAAACGCCCTCAAAGTAAACACACTTATTCGAGAAATAGCAGACAATGGTTTAAATCTAGTTGAAATAACATTAGACAAATGGGCAGTTGGGATACTATCGGTAGGCGACTATATTGGCGTTCGCGGAGCAACTGCATATTCAATCAATGGATTGTATGAAATTGATAATATCAATCTTAATACTATTCAAATAAGAGTTCCATCAGGTAATGACATTTCAAATTTTGAAGAAGAAAAATTTGCAATGTCTAAGTTAAGAACTGTAAGAGTTGAAGACGTTACTGGAATTAATGCTGCAACTAATCAAGACATTTATAGCAAACAACGTCTATGGATTGATACATATAATAGTGAATGGGCAGTATTAGAAAATAATGCAGTTTATTTAAATTCTCAAGCAATCACAAACCCATCAGAATACGATAGTACTGATCAGGGATTTAGTAACAGTGTTGCAATAACAAAAAATAATACTAATGTTTTTGTGTCAGCACCTAATGATGCCAATGGCAAAGTATCAGTGTATAGAAGAACTAGAGAATCTTCAAATCTGTTATTAGATCAAGAAATTACTATAGAAAACGACAACTTGTTTACTCGTGCTAATAGTAATTTTGGAAGAAGTGTTGCAGTATCGCCTGACGGCGAATATCTTGTTGTAGGTATTCCGCAAGCTAGTGATGTTAACACTCGCCTATCATATAAAACAGATGCTGCTACAGGATTAAGCACATTTGATTTCCAGCCAGATGCAAACTATATTAAAAATGATATTGTACGTTATAGAGAGAGCTTGTGGAAAACAAATAGAGCAATTCTTCCACAAATAGCCAACCAACCATTTAGTACGTTTGATACATATGTAAACATTGCTAGTGCAGCAGATGCTGACAGCACCACTCTAAACTTATTAGTTACTGGCGACCCGGGGTTACCAAACAACACAGTTAGTCATTTATTAGTACGTGCTCCTGAAGACATGTATATTGGTACAACTGCAGGCGATACTGTAAACTTGTACTGGAATAGACGTAGTTTTGCATATCCAACACTAGATAACTACCTTCCATTTGCTGGAGTAATTCCTCAAATTACAATAGATTTTATAAGCCAAGATCATACCATTATTGAAAAAATTGACCATGTATTTTTTGTTGATACTTTTGTGACATTGCCAACTGTAGGTGCTACTGTAACAACCGATAGTGGCAGTGCAACAGTAGCATATGTTGGCAATCGCAGAGATAGTGCAGTAATTTATGTTAAAAATACTAATGGTGTTTTTGATATTACTGGAGAATTGTTTATTGAAGAGCTAGACTTTGTGGGATTTTATACCGAAGAGTCGACATACAGCACAACTGATGCAGTAGGCGGCTTTTGGATGATTGCTGCGCCTGCATATTTAAACAATAGCACCTATTATGATACAGCCCGCGGCTTAGTTTATGCAGACGTTAGATTACAAGGATCTGCAAGAAGTCTCAACGAATATTATAACATTCAAGACACTGTAGGTACAATTGGAATTTATGTAACTAACAAGAATCAAGCAAGCTATATTGAACAGTTATCATATCGCGGCGATCCAGCTAACCAAGATGCTGCTGACGGAGTTGAGAGAGATCTTCCTAGCAATAAATGGGTAGCACGAGCAGGAAAATTGTTTACTGATAATTTAACTATTGGAAATACTACTCAGTTTAGATTGTATGATCTTGACAATAGAACTATTGACGTTGCTAGTGCGGGATTTACTTACGATATTTTTAACAAACAACAAACAATTGTTGATTTATGGGACGGATATATTGACTTTACACTAAGTGAATTTGACTTCCAAGGATTTGCATACGAACCACAAGTTGGCGACGTCCTTGAAGATGTACAAATTCCTAGAGACGGCCAAGGCGGCTTAGCTCTAACTACTATTACAACTAGTAGTGCTGAAGTAATGTTCATGCAACGTAACTTTACCAGCGTTAGAGTTTATGTAAAGATTGTTCCAAATTTAAACGGCACTACCGGTACTTGGACACAACAATCAAATATTGGCCGATTCCAGTTGCGCAGAAGAGCCAACCCAAGTTTAAGATCTGGCGATGTTGCTCGTACAATTGGTACAGTGACAGACATTAATAATAGTATTGTACTAGGTACATCTTTAATTGGTAAGCTAGTAGTATTTGAACACACTAGCACGTTTGATATTGTTTCTAATCCAACTATTGTTGACGAAGAATATTGGTTCTTTGACGAAACAATAGAGTCAGGAATTCAAAGATTACCAAATCCTCCGTACAGCTTAAATAAAGACTATACACAAATCTATAATATTCCTGCAGAAAAAACAGGATCTAGTTCTTCAATGGAAAACGAAGGTGCTATTGCTATCTATAGAAAATTGCGTGACGGTACTTATAGATTCCAAACTGTATTTGTATCAGAATATAGAGCAGCAAATAGAAACTTTGGTTCTAAAGTTGCAATAGTACAAACTGGCAACTACTACACACTACTAGTTGCTAGTGATAGTATTGCTAGTGCCGGCGAAACTGATAGTACTGGCAGAAGAGTACAACCTGGTGCAATTGAAATATTCCGCCATGGAACAAAAGCAACTGACAGCTTTAAGGGTGAATATCAATTAATAGCATACTCAGTGGGCGACATTGTAATATACAAAGACGATTATTATATTGCACTTAAAAATACAACTGCTGACCAAAATGTTATAATTGATCCGATTTATTGGAATAAAATTAGCTGGAAACACGGTAAAGATTCAAACTTCCGCGGCGCATTTGACAGCACTTACACCTATAAAAAGGATAACATTGTTGTACACGACAATGTATTGTGGAAAGCACTAACAAATATTGCAGTAGGCGCAGCAATTCCTAGTGTTTTAAATAACTCTTGGATAGAAGTTACCACAGATGTAGATTATTTAGGATACTTGCCAAACTTAACTGCAAATGCATTTTATGATGAAGCAGTATTTGATCCTATTGAAAACATATTAGAATTTAGCAAGAGCTTTGACATCAGCGATGATGCTCAAGTATTAGTTGTAACAAGTACACAGACTGATACGTCTAGTACAACAAATACAAAACTTGCAATCTATCGTGCAATTGAAGATAAATTTGTATTAGATCAAGTAATTGCTGCTCCTACTGATGTAGACGCCTGGGGCGACAAAGTTAGCATGAATCCAGTAGGAACACAAATTGCTGTAAGTTCAATGCTAAACGATTCTAACAAAGTTAATCAAGGTGTTGTATATGTTTATACACAAACAGCTGGAACATTTACTTTAACACAGACACTAACGCCGCCAAATAATGAAGAAAGCGAAGGCTTTGGCTTTGGTCTATCTTACGGCACTGATAACTTAGTAGTATCGAGCTTAAATGGTGATCAGACAATACCAACTACGTTTGACGTTACAGTGTTTAGTGCTACAGAAGATACTGCAACAACATTTGATAACGAGTTTACAAACTTTAGAAATATTAAACTTGACAAGGGTGTGGTATACGTTTATGAAAATATTAACAATAACTTAATATATTCAGAGCAATTTGTTTATCCATTAACACAAACTACGTTTGGTGAGAACATCTATACTAATAACAATCATGTATATATTGGTATGCCAGATCAAGTTGACGGCGATAGCAAAGGTATGCTGCTTGACTTTAGAAAAAATGAACGCACATTTGCATGGGGTGTTATTAGCGAAGGTATTACTCCAGTAGACGTTGAGAACATGCGCGGCATGTTCTTGTATAACAAGCGTGAAAATCGTATTGTAAGTTATATCGATTACATTGACCCAGTACAGGGCAAAATTGCAGGACCAGCAGATCAAGAAATTACATTTAAAACACCATTTGATCCAGCAGTATATAACACAGGAAATACTTCAGATAGCTCAGTTGATCCTAACAGAGCATGGACAGAAAAACACGTAGGACAAGTTTGGTGGAATATATCAAGTGCTAAATTTGAACACGCATACCAAGGATCGACAACATTCCAAAAAAATAACTGGAACAAGCTAGCCGCTGGCGCAAGAATTGATGTATTTGAGTGGGTTGAAAGTAACTTCATTCCAAGTATATGGGATAGTATTGCCGATACTCCTGACGGAATAGCTGCCGGAATTAGTGGTATTAGTTTGTTCGGCGATGCTAGATACTCAACTAAAATAATATATGATAATATTAGTAAAACGTTTGCTAACAGATATTATTTCTGGGTAGTTAACAAAGTTACTGTTCCAGTAATGGAAAACAGAAAACTAAGCATTAGAGATATTGCAGCACTAATTGAAAATCCAAGAACACAAGGGTATCCATTTGTAAGCTTACTTTCTAATAGCAAGTTTGTTCTTAATAACTTTGATACACTTATCAATAGTGACGATTTAGTATTAAATATAAAATATTCTACAGGTCCTAAACGATCACAAAATGTACATAGCCAGTACAAATTAATATCAGATGGTTTAAGTACAAGTAGACCAGATCCTGATATTGAACGTAAATGGTTTGACAGTTTAATTGGTTTTGACGACAATAATAGAATTGTTCCAGATCCTAGTATTACTATAAAAAATCGTTATGGTGTCCAAAATCGTCCAAGACAAAGTATGTTTGTTAATAGATTTGAAGCATTAAAACAAACTATTGAAAGAATAAACTTAAAGTTAGCAGAAAATCTTATAGTCGACGAATATGATATTTCGTCATTAACACAACAAGATACTAAGCCTACTTTAATATCTCAAGATTATGATTTAGCAGTAGATACTTTAGCTGAACTTGTATTTGTAAGTACAAATAAAATTACACCTGCGGTATTAACGCCAATAATTACTAATGGTCGAATTTCTAGAATTAATATTACTAATGCAGGCAGAGGTTATAAAGTGGCCCCTAGCTTTAAAATTAATGGCAAAGGAACTGATGCAGAGTTTAATGTTACTATTAATAACTTAGGTCAAATTACTTCGGTTAAAATTACTAACGCCGGTAAGGGGTACGATGCAACCACTAACATTACAGTTAGACCATTTACAGTTTTAGTTAATGCTGACGAAAGTATACAAGACAAATGGGCATTATATTCTTGGAACGGAAGTGCTTGGTACAGAAGAAAACTACAAAGTTATAATGTTGATTTGTTTTGGGATTATATAGACTGGTATGCCCCTGGATTTAATCAGTTTACAAATATTAATAATACAATTTTAGGATCTTATCAGTTACCTAGTTTAGATAATAATATAGGTAACATTGTAAAAATTGAAACAGTTGGATCTGGCGGTTGGTTATTACTACAAAAAGTGGACGATCAGGATACTGAAGATTATACAATTAACTATAATACTATTGGTCGCCAAAACGGCACAATACAGTTTAAAGATACGCTGTATGATTATGGCAAAAATACTGTAGGTTTTGACAATCGCAGTTTTGATAGTAATTTTTACGATAACAATCCGAGTGTTGAGTTAAGAATTATACTTGAAACTATTAGAGATAATATATTTGTAGGTGATTTAGAAATTGAGTATAATCAATTGTTTATGGCTGCATTGCGTTATGTAATGTCAGAACAACAATCAGTTGATTGGATGTTTAAAACTAGTTTTATAAAAGCAAAGCATAATAGAGAATCATTAAATACAAAAGATATAACATTTAATAATGAAAACTTAGCAAGCTATCAAGACTTTGTTGACGAATTTAAACCTTATTCAACAAAGGTACGAGAGTTTGTTAGCGAATATACATCATTAGAACCTACAAATAGTAGCATTAGCGACTTTGACTTGTCTCCTGTTTACAATAAAACTACAGGAACTATTCAGCCAAGTAACGCAATTGTTGTCAACGGTGTAGTTACGAATGAAAATCTTGATACTACTACATATCCACGTAAAAATTGGAAGGATAATCACGGTTATCAAGTAACTGAAATTAAGTTAGGCAGCAGCGGCAGCGGCTATACGTTCGAACCTATTGTTAAATTAGTAGGCGGCAACGGCACTGGCGCAACAGCAAAGGCGTATTTAGGTTACGGCAACATCACTAGTATTAAAGTTACTAATCCGGGAAATGGTTATACAAGTGCTCCTACAGTTGTTATAACAGGATCACAGTTAGATACTGGAACAGCTCCGGCAGCAACAGCAGTACTAGGCAACGGCGTTGTAAGAACTCCGCGTGTTAAGATTAAGTTTGACAGAATTTCTGGAACATTTACATTTACGTCTTTAGCTAAAACTGAAACATTTACAGGTACTGGATTTGAGTCACGTTTCTTCTTAGAATGGCCAATGGATCTTGATGTTAAGAAAGTAAAAGTATATGTAGATAATATTTTACAGTTGCGTAGTAAGTACACATTTGAAAATATTGAAAATACAGATAAGACTTATATTAGAGAACAAGGCAAGGTATTATTTACTACTCCGCCTAAGCCAAATGCAGTTCTCCGTATAGAATACAATATTCCGTTAAGCATGTTAAATGCGGCAGATAGAATCAATTTAGCGTACAATCCAATTGCAGGAATGTATGGTAAAGAACTAGCGCAGCTAATGACAGGCATTGACTACGGCGGAGTTGAAGTCCGTAGCTTTGGCTTTACTGGCGCCGCGGGATTTGATACTGCTCCTTGGTATACTGATAACTGGGATGAGTTTGATAACACATTTGAAGATGAAGTATTTACAGCAGACGGCTCAACAATTGCAGTACCGTTAAGTGCAGCTTTAGAAACTGGCGTTGTTTATAACCTTTATAAAAACGGTGTAAGAATTGATGATCCTAATTTTGATGCAGCTACTCCGACTAATGTAAATGCTATTACAAACAGCATTACAGGTGACGGCACAACTGATATAATTTATGTACAAGATTTAGGCATAGAATTACTAGACGGCGATGTATTTGTTGTAAGAAAAACTACAAGTGATGGTAGTGTTATTCCTGACGCTACTAGCTATGACACTGCACTAAGCGGCGGCGACCTAGCTTATACATCAGCTCGCGGTATTGCAGCAGAAGAAATTATTGTAGACGGCGACGGATTTGTTACTCCTACAACTAGTGCCGGACCTGAAGAACTAGTACCCGGACAAATTCTTGACACACTTGATATTAAAGTTTACACAAGAGACAGTGCAGGCCAAGGCGTTATTAACAGTCAAAGCTATATTATGGATAGCACACTAACTTACAATTTAGGTGTTACTCCGAGCAGCAAAGATGCAGTTATTGTAAAAGTTGCTAACGTTATATTACCGCAAACTGATTATACCATTAACTGGGCAGCTAATACTGTAACATTAAACTCTGTAACACTAGGAGCAGAGCTTACTATTGTAACAGTTGCACAAGGAACTCAAAATATATTAGACTTTGGACAGCTTGTCGGTGATGGTTCAACTACTGAATTCGAAACAACAGTTGATTGGATTGAAGGCGCAAGCGTATATGCAAGCATCAACGGTGTGCAACAAGCAGTCGTTGCATTTAAGTCAGAAACTACTACTAAAACAGTTATTAGATTTAACGAAGTAGTAGCTAACAATTCAGCAATTAATTATACTGTATTTGCAGCAGACACTGAAGTTAACTACAGTCAAATTACTAAAGATACATTTACTGGTAATGGAACTAATGCAGCGTTTACATTAGCAAATGCACCATTGTATGCTATTCCGTCAGAACATAATGTAATTGTTAAAGTAGACAACACTATTCTAAATGCAGGATATAATATACAATATACAATTCCTGAAAATAATCAACGTGAATATCCATTAGAAATATTCCAGATGCCGCAAGGTAGTTTGGATGTTGAAGATGTTAAGGTATTCTTAAACGGAGTTGAAATTACAACTCCTACACAATGGCGTTTTGAAATTGCTAATAGTAGTATTACACTGTCGGACGAAATTGGTGTACCGGGCGACTTAGTTGAAATGTATGTAATTACAGACGGCGATTATAGAATTTCTGGAACTACAGTTACTTTAGATACTGCACCTGTTAACGGAGCAGTTGTCGAAGTGATACAATTTACAAATCACGACTTGTTAGGTATTGAACGTATCAATTACGATGTAGTGTCAAGAACTACACTAATACCAGAAGATGTAGATTATATTACCTACAACAGACTAACAGTTGGAGAAATTACGCTACGTGCGCCAGCAGTTGATGCACAGTACGTTTGGGTAAGTGTAAACGGTGAGTTACTATCACCTAGTGTAGATTACTATGTCACAGATGACAAGTTAAAAGTGCAATTAGTTAGACAGCCAGCAGCAAATGATGTTATAGATATTGTTCACTTTACTGCACCTGTAATTACTCCTAAATTTGCATACAGACAGTTTAAAGATATGCTAAACAGAACACATTTTAAGAGACTTGATACTGCACCTGCTAAACTAGCACAAGCATTAAACTATTACGATTTAAGAATCGAGTTAGATAATGCAAGTAGTTTGTCAGAACCAAACAAGGGACAAAATTTACCAGGCGTAATTTTTATCGAAGGCGAACGAATTGAATACTTTGTAAAAGAAGGCAATACTCTGCGCCAACTACGTAGAGGTACGCTAGGAACTGGCGTTAAAAACACATATGCAATTGATACTAAAGTATACGACCAAAACATAAGTAAAACTGTTCCGTACAAAGATCAAACTCTAGCGTCTAACGCCACAGCAGACGGTGCTACAAGCGTATTTGAAATTGGATACCCAGTAGCATCAATAAATGAAATTGAAGTGTTTGTAGGCGGTGTGCGTATGCGTAAGACAGCACTAGATGTGTTTAGCCCGCTAACTGCTCTAGACAGTCCAGAAGGTGATGCTACAGTTGCAGCAGACTTTACTTTTGATGCAGTTACTAATGCAATTACAATGCTTGCTACTCCATTAGCAGATACTAGAGTAACGGTTGTGAAAAAAGTGGGCCAAAGTTGGACAAATAATGGAACATCACTAGGTGATACAGAAAATAGCATTGCAAGATTCTTACGTGCCGGAACATCTGCGCTACCTGAATAAATACAGTATAGGAAAAATAAATGAGCGATAACATGCAAGACACAAACGGAGTACTAGTACAAGGGCATATCAAAATTTTTGATCCCGAGTCACAAAAAGTATATATTGACAAGCGCAATGCAATTCATTATGAGAATATGAGTCTTGCATTAGCCGAAAGTTTAAGTAATGCTGGACAAGGATTTATATATGAGATGAGCTTTGGCAACGGCGGCACAAGCGTTGATCCAACAGGCATTATTACATATCTAACACCTAACAGCACAGGAACAAATGCAAGTCTATACAACCAAACCTATACTAAAGTTGTTGATGATAGAAGTGTAAACAATACCGATCCTGCAAGAAACAAACTAGAAACTCGTCATGTAAGCGGCACTAACTATACTGATATTGTAGTAAGTTGTTTACTTGATTACGGCGAGCCTAATGGGCAAGATGCATTTGATACTGCAAGTGCAACTGACAGTCCGTATGTGTTTGACGAATTAGGTCTGCGCAGTTACAGTACTAGCGGTACTGGTAGATTAATTACGCATGTTATTTTTCATCCTGTACAAAAATCACTTAATAGATTAATTCAAATTGACTATACAGTGCGTGTACAAAGTTTAGCAGGTTAAGGAGTAAATTATGCCATATACAATAAGTTACACTGACACTGTTAACAAAGGTGTCATAACAGTTGAAGATAACACACTTAATAGCGAAACTACTTTAAATTTTCCAGGTAGGGGCGAAACAGCATACGGTTCTTCTATAAACACCAATTTCTTACATCTATTAGAAAATTTTGCAAATACAACAGCGCCACCACGCCCAGTTGAAGGACAACTTTGGTATGATACTACCTCGGGCGTTGACCAACTTAAGGTATATGACGGAACTAATTGGGTAGCAAGTGGCGGACTTAAAAAAGCCAGTGCAGCTCCGGCAGTGGCAAATTCAAGCGCAGGCGACTTGTGGGTCAACACTGAAAGTCAACAACTTTATTTGTTTACTGGATCAGCTTGGGTACTTGTAGGCCCAGACTTTAGTGACGGTCTATTAACAGGCGCCCAAGCACAAGCAATTGTTGGCGTTGACGACGTAACTTACAATGTACTATCAATTAAAGTTGAAGATCAGCCAGTAATTATTATTAGTAGTCAAGGTTTTATACCAAAAACGTCGATTAAAGGATTTAGAACAGGTATTAACCCTGGTATGAATATTGCTAATGAAGCAATTGTAGGTACACAGGCATTAAAATATTACGGAACTGCCGAAAAAGCAGAAGCACTAGTTGTAGGAAATGTATCGATTCCGGCAAGTAATTTCTTAAGAGGCAATGCTGCAAGTAGCACAGATTTTCAATTAAGTGTTAAAAGCAATGACGGTATTAAAATAGGTACAGGCGGCCAACTAAGTTTAGGTATTGACGGCGAAACAGGCGTTATACAACATAACACAAGTGGATCGAGTATTGACATTAGAATGCGTAACGGTAACTTAACTCCTACAGTTATGAGCATTAACAGTGACGGCAATGTAGGATTCAATAACGGCGCACCCGAACAAGCAGTTGATATTAAAGGAAATATTAAACTTTCTCCTAAAGTAGGCGAAGCTGAAACTGGAGTGCTACAACTTACAAGTATAATTAACTCTACATCAATCGGAACTGGTAGTATTATTACAACAGGTGGTATCGGCGTTGCACTTAATGCATACATAGGCGGCGATGTTGACATCGGCGGCATATTACAAACTGGTAATATTGCACCTGATACTCCTAGTGCAAGAAATATCGGTACTACAAATAACAAATATGATCAAATATATGCTACAACATTCTTTGGCAACCTTCAAGGAAACGTAAGTGGTACAGTTAGCGGTAGAGCAGGCAGTGCCGACAGACTAGCAAGTGCTACAACTTTTGCACTAAGCGGCGACGTTAATCCTGCAAGTTTTGAATTTGACGGACAAACTGGCGGCAGTACAAAAACATTCAATGTAAGTATTGCAAACAGTTTTATCTCAAATAAAACTGTAACATACGATGCAGGAAATGCAGACGAATTACTATTAAATGTAACTACAGGCACAACTGGCGTATACAGAATTACAAAACGTAATTTCTTAAAATCTATTCCTCTTGTTCCAGCAGGCGCAATGATGCCATATGGAGGCGAAGAAGCACCAACAGGTTGGTTGTTATGTGACGGTAGTGAAATTAAAAAATCTGACTACAATTTGCTATGGTTAGCAATACAACATAACTTTAAAGATCCTAGTTTAGTTAGTGATAACGGTGTTGCTTATTTTACGTTGCCAGACTTTAGAGGACGTTTTGCACTAGGTCTTGACAACATGGGCGGCCCAAGTGCAAACAGAGTGACTGGTATTGCTGCTGATGCAATTGGCGGAAACGCAGGAACAGAAACAAAAACTATTGCAACTGATAATTTACCAGAACACGAACACGATTTAGAAGGCGAAAGCGGTACACAATTCTACGGAATTAGAGTAGGCGCCGGTGAACCTGTAGATGAAAATGCTATTACATTACCTATTGAGCCCGGATTAGGCGGTACACAAGGTATTGCTGCAAGCGGCGGCGTCAAAACAGATGCAACACTAGGAACACCATTAGATGTTATGAATCCTTTCTTAGCAGTCAATTACATTATCTATACTGGAGCATAACATGAGTTATCAACTAAACAAAACAGACGGTACATTATTGCTAGATCTAATCGATGGTCAAATTGATACTGTTAGTACAAACCTTACATTAGTTGGTAGAAACTATTCAGGGTACGGCGAATATTTTAACGAAAACTTTATTAGACTATTAGAAAATTTTAATAATAGTGCTGCACCGAGTAATCCTTTAACAGGACAACTTTGGTGGGACAGTAGTGATCAGCGATTAAAGGTGTATGATGGAACACAATGGAAGGCTAGTGGAGGCCCAATTGTACAAAATACTCGTCCACAAATGGTTGCAGGCGATGTGTGGATTGATAATCTAAACAATCAAGTATATGCATTTGACGGTACTGACTTAATGCTTATGGGGCCGCAATATACAGTAACTCAAGGCAAAAGTGGATTTGAAATAGGTAGTATTCTTGATTCACAAAGCCGTTCACGCACTGTTGCATATTTGTATGTAGGTGGAATATTATCGGCAGTAATTAGTAATATCGAATTTACTCCAATTTATGCACAGCGCATTTTAGGCCTTGTTACAGCATCAAATCCTAACGGTATTATTAGAGTTGGAATGAACATAATTGATACTGCTAATTTTAAATTTAGAGGAATTGCAGATTCTGCAAACTCTCTTGTTACTGCTGGTGGCGTAGTTAGAGCTGCTGACAGTTTCCTTCCATCAACTGCAAATGGTATTACAACAGGCACACTAACAATTCAAAACTCAGGCGGTTTAACAATTGGCCTATCACAAAACAACGTACAAAAAGTTGTAGGTCCTAGATTTTATATTGAAAACCAACTTACTGATCACGATTTAAGTTTACGGGTTAAGTCAAGTACGTTTGGTGCTATTTCAGTTGATGCAATTTATATTGATGCAAGTACAGCTAGAGTTGGTATTTTTACAACTAATAGACTTCCGGAATACACCTTAGACGTTGCAGGCGATCTGCGTGTTACTGGCGATTTAATTGTTGAAGGCGCAAGAGTAGCATTAGATGTTCAAACACTAAGAGTTGAAGATAAAGTTATTGAAATTGGCGTACTAAATGATAGTACAGAACTTACAGATGCACAAGCAGATGCTTCGGGTATACAGGTTAATAGCAAAAACGGTAGCAAAGATATTCTTTGGAAGGTTGCTACTAATGCATTTACTTCAAATGTAAACTTTGATTTATTAAACAGTACACAAAGTTACAAAATTGGCGGCGTTGATAAACTTACAAATACTAGCTTAGTAAATATTACTAAAGCACTAGACTTAGATCAAATCGGTACATTAACAGTATTGCAAGTTGATGAAATTAACATTAACGGTAAAGTTATTAGTTCTACTAATGATATGGCAATTACATCAACTAACGGTATTGCAATTACTGCAGGCGCAGCTATTAATATAACTGATGCCCAAAAAATTACTGGTGTGGGAAAAGCAGTTAGTGCAAGAAAAGCAGCTGAATTATCTGCAACAGAATCAACAGCTGGTACAGTCACAACAAAAGAATATGTAGATGAAGAAATAGTAACAGAAACTATTGTATTCAGTATGGATATTACTGGACTTGGAACTGATGCAACACTACAAAATGCAGTAGCAGGATATTTAGATGATTTATATCCAGCAGCAACTCTAAACACTAATAAAATTGCACGTATACATACAACATCTTATGCTGGAGCAACAGTGCAAGGTGTAGATGTTGAAAGTGCAAAAAATGTAAGTTATATTGCTGTCGATAGTAATGGAACTCAGAACGAATCAGTAGTTCAAGACGTTAGCTTTGCTGCCGAAGGTGCAAGCGGACTAGTTGTTCTTACACCGGCTAGAACACTAATGACATATAAATCTAACGGAACTACTTGGGCATACCAGTCAATAACTGTGTATCCGTAAAAACGATAAATAATATAATAGCACTAGGGGTTACATAATAATGGCATATGCAATAGACAGATATAACAACACACTGTTAACTACAGTGGAAGATGGTACAGTTGACCAAACAACTGACCTTAAATTCATCGGTAAAAACTACGCAGGTTACGGCGAAATACAAAATGAAAACTTTTTGTTCTTGCTTGAAAACTTTAGCGGAGCAAATCAGCCAAGTAGACCAATTAGCGGTCAAGTTTGGTTCGACAGCGGCACAAGTAAATTAAAATTTTATGATGGCGCAAAGTGGCGCACTACAGGCGGCGCCGAAGTTGGCGCAACAGAGCCAACAGGATTAGCTACTGCTGATTTTTGGTGGGATACCGGTAATGATCAGTTATATGTGTACAACGGTACAAACTTTGTACTTATAGGGCCACAGAACGCAGGCGAAGGCGTAACCCAAATGCAAAGCCTTGAAGTTCTTGATACTACAAGTGCTACAAGAGGATTAATTGCCTCTGTTATTGAAGACGAAACTATATTTGTTATAAGCCCAACGCAATTTGATTTAAATGCAAGCCAAACAGCACTAATTGCACAAGGATTCGACAGAATTTATAAAGGTATTACACTAAGAAATACTAAATTAGCAACAGCCGGTGTTACTAGTACTACTGATAGATTCCATGGCACTGCAACAAATGCTGATAAATTAGGTGGTATTGCTGCTGCAAACTTTGTACAAACTGGTGTAGGTAACACAATATTTACAAGCTCAGTTGAAATACCAGACGATGGTATATTAATTGGCGATTCAAACGATTTCCAACTTATAGTTGATACAAATGGGTTTGATGGAGTTATTCAAAACGTTACTACTAACGGTGTAATTAAGTTTAAAGTTACTAGCGGCGCAGGCGCATTAACACATGTTGCAACAGTGCAATCAACTGGAATAGTTCCAGCTGCTGATAATACATTTACATTAGGATCTGCTAGTTTTGGATTTTCAAATGTGTATGCAGCGACCTTTACAGGCGAAGCAACTAAAGCAGCTACATTAAGAGTTGGTAGCGATTTCCGCAGTGCAAGTTCAAGTGCAACAAACAATACAGTTGCAGTTAGAGATGCAACAGGTAACATTGCTGCAAATCTATTCCAAGGTACTGCAACACAAGCACGTTATGCTGACTTAGCAGAAAAATATACTACAGCAGAAGAATTAGCACCTGGCACAGCAGTAGCAGTGTGTAAATGCGAAGATCATGAAGTAGAACCTGCAACATCAAGTAATCATTGCATTGGAGTTGTTTCAACAAATCCAGCAATTATGATGAATAGTGAAGCTGAAGGGCAATATATAGCACTTAAAGGACGAGTTCCTGTAAGAGTTAAGGGTGCAGTTGTTAAGGGTCAAGCAATATATGCAATGGCAGACGGCGTAGCCACTACACTTGCAACAACAGCATTAGTTGGAGTTGCTTTAGAAAGTAACAGCGATGAGGGTGAAAAATTAGTCGAATGCGTACTTAAGGTATAAGGATCCATCATGGCAGATATTACAGCAGCACGAATTAACAATTTACAATCTAGTATTGCACTTATATTAGGCACAGGTTCTGGACAAAACGGTTACGGACAGCCTGTTACTAGTTTACCAGTTAACAACACCGGAGACGTAGTTGAAGCTGCGGATATTAACACAATATATGCAGACATTCTTAAAGCAAGAGTTCACCAAGTAGGCGCAGGCGATATTGGCATTGCTGAAGTTGTACAAAATCTTAATACAGTTGCTGAGGCAACAAGTACATTTGTTAGTAATGCTGGTATCACTAGTATCGACCCAGATGGATTTAAGAAAGGCATTTTAGATTTTGAAGGCCTTATGGCACAAGTCCAAGCGGATAAAGCAGTAATGCATCCTACACAAGCTGCATTAGAACCTGCAATATCAAGTGCTAGATCTAGTACATGGAATGGTTTGATTTATCACGAAGTAACTGCTACATTTAGTTCAGCCAACGCCAGACGCTTTTTCTTTAATACAGGCGGCGAAATTAGAATAAGTGCTAATAATACTGGAGCAGTAACTCCTAAAGGATTAGACTGGAATCAATTATGTTCGCAAGTAGGAACAATTAAATTTAGTGCAGAAACAACAGTTTCAACTACTGGCGGTGGCTCGTCGATTGGCAATTACGATTTAACAAGTGCGTATCAAGATATATACACAAAAGTAGGCAGCGGTACATATAGTGCAGTATACGCTGGTAATATTTATACTGTTAAAGCACGTTCTGATATTGATACACGTATTATTTTTAGAATTGAATTTAACGATGTAGTATTTGACAACAATATTGATAATAACGTTGACGGTAGACTTGAAAGTATAATACAACATTATCGTGCAAATAGCGGAGTTACAGTAGCTGCTCCGTCATATTTTAATACACACACATTGGCATAATCAGACTCTTTTGTATATAGAATATTTTTAAATAAATACTTTGATAATAAAAGAGATGATGAATGCCAACAACAATACTAGCAAGTAGATATAATACACTTCGTAATCAAGTAAATTTAGTACTTGGTACTTCTGCTGATATTAGTGCTACTTATGGCTACGGCCAACCTTTTAGCACAAGCAGTGTAGTTGGTACACGAACAGCACCGACTGTAGCAGATGCAGATAAAATATCTGCACAAGATTACGAAGATTTATATATTGATTTAATTAGGACACGTTCACATCAAGTTGGCGCATCGGTTGCAATTGATGAATTTGTAATCGGCGATTACGAGGTTAATACTGCAACTGCTGATAAAATTGAAGAAGCATATATTTTAGGATTAGAATCTTTAGCAACTAGTATTGCTACTGATAGATTAACTGTTGCTCCTGCTAACTTAACTATAGCTAGTTTACCAGCAGCAAGCAGCACTCGTCCTGCAAGCGCAGGTACATGGAACGGAACACTTAGTCATATTTTTACTGTAACATTTCCGTCTGTTGTTGCTAGGAGACATTTTTTTAACGCTGGCGGTGAAATTCGATTTAGTGCGTCAGTTGATTATACAGGAAGTCAAGCTAAAACAGTAGATTGGCAATCAATTTTAAGCATCATGGGAACAACTAGTTTCAAAGCAGAATCAACAGTTAATAATGTAGGAATTGGCTCTGGATCTAGTATAGGCAATTATGATCTTAATTCGACATATCAATTAGTTTATTCTACAACCGGCGGCGCAGCCTATTCTCGCAATAGTTATAATATATATGCTACTAATGAAACAACATTAGATGGTACATCTGCTATAAAATTTAAAGTAGAGTTTACAGACGGACTTCCTAATGATCTTACTTTTGGTATTGATGAAGCAGTATTTGGTACATTTAATAGTATTATATCAACAGCAACTCCTAGCAGTCAAATATCTATTAACGGAACAGTGCATGATGCAGTTATTATTGATTCTCCGCCAGTAGGAGCAACCATAAGAACATTATCAGGTGTTCTTACACCGAGTTATAATATTAGCGGACCTGCAAACGTTAACGAAGGTGCAAGTTCAGCATTTACAATTACAACCACTAATGTTTCAAACTCTACAACGGTATATTGGTCAACAAATGCAGTATCCGGCGGCCAGCCAACTGGCACAGATTTTACCGATGGAGTAACATCTGGTACAGTTACTATTAATAACAACACCGGTACAATTGCACGAACACTTAGCAATGACTTGACAACAGAAGGAGTTGAAAGTTTTTCAATTAGCTTACGGTCGGGCTCAGTTTCTGGAACAATACTAGCAACTAGCGGCATTGTTGCTATTGGTGATACTAGCACAACACCGGCAGCGTCACCTCCTCCCCCAGATCCGAGTCCGCCTCCGGGTCCAACTCCTACAGAATTTACTTTCTCAGTCAGTCCTGCTTCTGACATGAACTTTAATATACCGATATCTCAAGGCACTGTTAGCTATGCATATACAGTAACTTGCAGCAGTGGAAGCGGATCGATCACAGTTCAAGAAATAAGTAGACCTAGTCAGTGGAATGTATACGTAGACGGAGTAAGTAGTCCAGGAGCATCAACTACTTTCTCAATGAGCGCCGGCCAGAGTCGTTCGGTTATCCTTGGCATAGAACCATTAACTGTTGGCACAGGCACTGGCGGATTTGCCTTTTTAAAAGCTGAAGGTGACGGCCAGCGGTTTGATAGAAGTTGGTCAGGAACTGCAAGGCCGGCAGAACCGAGTATTAGCTTTACTCCGAGCTCTGGATATATCAATGATACAACTTATACACTATCATGGGATGATGCTGATGCAGGAGCAAGGACAGTTACACTAAATTCTCCTGAAGGACCGACATATAATACTACTGATCCTAGCGGGTCTACATCAAGCACATTGGGTATAGTCGGTACATGGAGTGCAACAATTGATACTAGTGGCGGAAGCGCATCTGCATCAGTAACCGTAAGTTCTCCTCCTCCGCCTCCTCCTGTAATACCGGCACCTAGTATTAGCTTTACACCGAGCTCTGGAACTATTAATAGTACCGTATATACTATATCTTGGAATGCTAATGGAGCATCATCAACAAGTGTAGTTATTACAGGGCCAGATGGCGGAACTATTCCTTTCAGCGAACCTTCTGGTAGTATATCAAGTACATTGGGTATAGTTGGTACATGGAGTGCTAGTATATCAACCGCCGGCGGATCAGCAAGCGATAGTGTTCAAGTAAATCCATAACCATTCTCTTCTTGACAAATTGTTAGTTTCAATATATACTAGTAATAATAAACTAGGAGTTTAACTATGGATGAACGATTAGAAAAAGCATTGAACTTTTCTAACTACATGCTAACACTTAATAATCAAAAAAGATTGATAGCAGAAAAATATCAAGAAGAACTAATTTATTTTTACAACGGGTCTCAGTTTAGTGTTACACGAGAATTAATTACATTTGTAAACTTAATGATAACTGCTGATCAAGACGATATTGTTATAACTGATGACAATAGTATTCCGTGTTTTATTGAAAATTTGTCAGAATTTTACGATGAAATTGTAAGTGTATACATGCTGGCATCTAATAGATATCATGCAGAATATTCAAAATTAAAAGCAAACCGTAGCGTAGAGAAATTAGTTGATTATGAGTAAAGGTGCATTTTTAATTGCACGAAATAACGGCCATATTGACTATGTAAAACAGGCAGTATTTCTTGCAAGGCGAATAAAAAAATATTTAGACGTTCCTGTAACTATTGCTACTGACAGTGTTGATTATTTAGAATCAACTTTTGGTGTAGCAGATTTTGATAGAGTCATTAGGCTAGAAAATACGCAAGATAGTAATTTACGTTATTATTTTGACGGTACTTTATCTAAACAAACAGCTAGTTTTAAAAATAACAACCGTGCAAGTGTTTATGATCTTTCTCCGTACGACGAAACACTGTTATTAGATACCGATTATATTATTTCAAACGAGTTATTAAAGTCAACTTTTGACTCAACATTTGACTTTATGTTATATAAGAAATCTAGTGACGTTGCAAACGTGCGCGACAAAAGAGAATTTGATAAAGTAAGCAACACTGGGGTTGATTTTTATTGGGCTACTGTTGTATTTTTTAGAAAAACAGAAACTAATAAAATATTCTTTGACCTTGTTGCGCATATAGAACAAGAATGGAATCATTATAGACGAGTTTACCAAATAACTTCTAGTTTATTTAGAAACGACTATGCTTTTAGTATTGCAATTCATATAATGAATGGGTTTGTACCTGGAGATTTTGCACAGCAATTGCCAGGTAGTATGATGTATACCACTGATAAAGATGTATTATGGCAGCTTAATGACGACGAAATGATGTTTTTAGTAGAAAAGAAAGAATACTTAGGCGAATATACTGCACTAAAGACGTCAGGACAAACTATTCATGTTATGAATAAATCTAGTCTCAATAGAATAATTGATCAGGAGTTTGCAAATGACTAAAGGAATTGTAGTTCTTGCACAAAATAACACAACTGACAATTATGTAGAACAGGCGTGTTTATTGGCAATGAGTTTGAAGCTGCACAACACCGTTCCTATTAGTATAGTTACTAATGATATAGTGCCGGACGAATATTGTCATTTGTTTGATCAGATTATTCCTATTCCGTGGGGTGATTCTGCAGCCTCATCAGATTGGAAAATTGAAAATAGATGGAAGTTGTATTATGCTACTCCATATAGAGAAACAATTATAATGGATACTGATATGTTAGTGTTACAAAACATTGACACTTGGTGGGATTTCTTATCAAAATACGAACTATTTTTTACAAGTAAGGTTTTAACTTATAGAGGCACGCCTGCTAATACTAGTTACTATAGAAGAACGTTTATTGATAATAATTTACCAAATTTATTCAGCGGATTACATTATTTTAAGAAGTGCGATTTTGCACATAAGTTTTATAACTTGTTAGATATAGTAGTAAAAAACTGGAAACCGTTTTATGAACAACATCTAGAAGCAACGCATCGACCTAAACATATGAGCATTGATGTGTGCGCAGCAATTGTTACACGTATATTAGATTGCGAATCTAAAATTACAAACACAGTGGTTACGTACCCTAGTTTTACTCATATGAAACCGCATTGTCAAGACTGGCACGAAGTTTACATTAATTGGCAAGATCAAATTGGAGTTTATATTTCAAAAGACGGAAGTTTAAAAATTGGAAATTATGCACAAACAGGAATTTTACATTATACTGAAAACGACTTTTTGACAAAGACTCCTGTTGTAGAAATATATAGGAGTTTGTTAAATGTCTAATCTACACGATTTAATTAAAAATTTGCAAGTTGGTGTAATTAGTACTAATTCATATGTATACTACGATAAAGACTCTGGCAAAATACATAAGATTAGCTCAACAAATACACCTGATGAGAATTTTGAAATTGTTGCAATCCCAAATAAAGAAGTAAATCCTATTCTTACAGGAGAAAAGCGTATAGACGAGTTTGTTATATTTTATGATGTTAGTTTAAAACAAATACGTCTAAAGCCTGTTACCTTTACTGGAATCCAATATACTGCATCTAATACATGTTATCAGTTACCTATTACAAATTCTGTTCTGTGTCACCAACTGCCTGTTGTTAGCACTAACAAGAATTCTGCTATTGACGATAATGATATTGTTGTGCAACAAGATATTGTTAAAAAACAATGGAATATTTTAATTAACCCGCATACTAAGAACTTCTTAATTAAAAATACTCACGGCTATGATGAGACATTAAATTTTAGTGTTACATCAAAGCACGATCCAAATATATTTTATAGAAGTTTAGAATGCACAGTAGGAGATTTATTGTCTGACGATATTACAAGTATACCGTTCAAATATGAAACAGAAAGTAGTGTAGATGACGTAAGTATATATACAGCAAAATACTTTGACAACTATGTACACGAGGTTATTTAATGGCAAAATTTAAACCAATCGACTGCGATATCATCTACCTTAGTTACGATGAACCAAACGCAGAAAAAAACTACGCAGACTTACTTACTAAAGTGCCGTGGGCAAAACGGGTACACGGCGTAGAAGGTAGTGATGCAGCGCACAAAGCATGTGCTAGACTAAGTGAAACAGATCGATTTATTACTGTTGACGGTGACAATCGTATTAAGGAAGAGTTTTTAAATCAAGAAATTGATTTTGATGAGCATGCTGATTTAAGCAGTAGTGTAATTAGTTGGGCTGGAAAAAATGTTATCAATGGATTGATCTACGGCAACGGTGGATTAAAATGTTGGCCTAAAGAATATGTACTCAAAATGAAAACACATGAGAATGCTGATCCGAATAATCAACATGCCCAAGTTGATTTTTGTTGGGATACAAAGTATATACAAATGGAAGGCACATACTGCGATGTGCATAACAACTCTACTGCACAACAAGCATGGCGAGCAGGTTTCCGTGAAGGTGTCAAGATGGCACTGGACCGCGGCTTGCGTGTTACTAAAGAAGAATTTGTAAAACTGCATTGGAAGAATCTACACAGACTTTATATTTGGCTCATGGTAGGAGCAGATGCAGAAAACGGTAACTGGGCTATACTTGGATCAAGAGCTGGATTATACATGACAATGTGTACAGACTGGGACTTTGTTAATGTTCGCGATTTTGAATATCTAAATGATTTATGGAAAGTTTCTTTTGAGTCAATTGAAGATGTTGAGTATGAAATAGAAGAATATGGTATTAAATTAATTGATCAACTGGATATTCCTATTGCTGAAGTGCCGTTAAATGCGCAACAAAGTAAATTCTTTAAAACAATTTACCAAAATCCTATGCGCATGTCAAACAAGTTTATGGAAAAAGAATGAAAAAAGATACACTATGTACAATACCTTGGATGCATTTAAATTTTGAACCAAATGGCAAAGTTGTTCCGTGTTGCTTAACTTCTTCGCACAACTATTTTGCAGGAGATCTTAATACAGAAAGTATTCAAGAAATTTGGAATAGTGACAACATGAAAGCTCTTCGAAAAGAGATGCTTAATGGTGTTGAACCAAAGATATGTGACAAGTGTTTTAATAAAGAAAAAGTTACGCCTGAAAGTGGAAGATTTTTTAATAACAGAGATTTTCCAGAAGTATTAGAAAAAATTCCAGAAATAACATTAGAAGATGGTACGTGTACTGAAATGGATTTAAAATATTGGGATTTTAGATTTAGTAACTTGTGTAATTTTAAATGTCGTAGCTGCGGCCCTCGGTATAGCAGTGCTTGGGTACCTGATGCTAAAAAACTAGGTTACACAGATCAAGAAAAAGTATGGAGCATCGGATCAGTTGATGATCAAACTAATTTTGATTTCCTCAAAGACCAAATTGATGTTGTAAAGCGTATATATTTTGCAGGCGGCGAACCTTTATTGATGCCCGAGCATTGGCAAATTTTAGACATGTTAGTCGAAAAAGAAAGATTTGATGTTAAGTTAAGTTACAACACTAATGCATCTGTTTTGTCTTACGGTAAGAAACATATTCTTGATTACTGGAGTAAATGGAAGTTTGGAAAATTAGAAGTGTGGCCAAGTATTGACGAGATAGGCGAAAGAGCAGAATTAATAAGATCAGGAACAGTATGGTCTAAGGTTGAAGAAAATTTAATAGAACTTACAAAGTATGAAAATATTATATTACGACCTGGTCTTACTATAGGTGCTTGGAATGTGCATCGATTGCCCGAAATTATCAATCATTTAATTTCTTTAGGAGTAATCAAAGGTCCTAATCCAAAAATAAAAGGTATTAAGTATAATAACTTCTTTATTAATTTATTAGAACACCCTGTGCATTATCATGTAAGCATTTTATCTGATGAATATAGAGAACAAATATCTGCAAAGTTAAATGCATTTATTATAGAATATAACGAAAAGTACAACACAGATATTGCACCGACGTTTGTACACATTTTATCTGAACTAAAGAAACCTTTTAATTTAAAAGCTGCAAAAAAATTCTTAGAATTAACTAATCAGTTAGATAAGTTACGCAATGAAGATACTTTTAAAGTATTGCCAGAAATGGAAGATGTTAAACGTAGTGTAGAGAGGCACATAAATGTATGATATTGTTTTCATAAGCTATAATGAACCTACTGCTGATGCAAATTATGCAGCACTAAAGGAAAGATTTCCAATAGCTAAACGAGTTCACGGTGTAAAAGGCATTCATCAAGCACACATTAAAGCAGCAAAAAAGTGCTTTACTAAAATGGTATGGATTGTTGATGCAGATGCAGTAATTAAAGAAGATTTTAACTTTGAATATGAAGTGCCCGATCATCAATTAGATCACGTACACGTTTGGCGCAGTCAAAATCCGATTAATGATCTAGTCTACGGGTACGGCGGCATTAAGTTATTTCCACGAAAAATGACAATTGATATGGATGTTAGTAAGCCTGACATGACTACAAGCATTAGTAATAATTTTGTATTAATGCCGTATATTGCAAATGTTACTGCATTTAATACAGGCGAGTTTGAAACTTGGAAAAGTGCATTTAGAGAATGTTGTAAACTTGCAAGCAAAGTTATTGATAGACAAAAGTCAGAAGAAACTGATAAAAGATTGCACACATGGTGTACAATAGGAGAAGATCGTCCATTTGGTAGCTATGCTATTCAAGGTGCAAAAGCAGGCGCAGCATATGGCGCAAGAAATCGAGGCAATGCAGAAGCACTTAAACAAATTAACGACTTCGATTGGTTAAAGGAAAAGTTTAATGAGTAATGAAAGTACTTTAAGCTGGGTAAGAGGTCTATCAGAATATTTAAGATTTGTTGATGATAAAGAAGCAAAAAAGTTTATTGATTTTTTAGAACAAGCTATGTATGCAGATTCGCCAGTAATTGATGATACTAATCAAGCAGGAATGATTGAATTTATAAGTGTATTAAGAAAGTTTACACCAAACCCAATTTTTGATATATTTCATAAGTATTACAGATTAGGTAATAACCCATTATTGCTACAAGATGCATTTAGTAGAGGACAGGTATTAAGTAAAATCTGGTTAGCTGAAGAATTATTAAAAATTAAAAATAATTTTGAAATGATTCATGTACATGCAGGATGGTTTGGACAGCTACGTCTTTACCTTGATGCAGCAAATATCTCTTATAATAAAATGAGAATTTTTGATATTGATCCAGCTGCACTAGAAGTGAGCGACAAAATTTTTAATAATGATAAAATTAAAGACTTTGAAGTAAAATCTGCAAGTTTAGATATTACAAATCCTACTTGGTTATTTAGAACAGGATGCGAATATAATATAACTGCTACATCTAAAGAAAAAACAATACCTGATCTTGTAGTTAATACTAGCGCAGAACACTTTAACGAAGATTGGTATACTAAATTTACTATTAGAACTCAAAGCAGTGATCCTCTTTTTGTAATTCAAACAAACAATTTATTTGAGGTAGAAGAACACATAAACTGTGTACACAGTATAAATGAAATGTTAATTAAATTTCCAATGACACGGATCGAATATGCAGGCGAAAAAGAACTATTTGGTTATAAAAGATTTATGTTGATTGGTAGACCATGAATATAGATGATTTAAGTTTAAGAGAATTGCAAAAGGAAAGCGCTCGTGCGCTAAGTACTATAGACGCAACAAATAATAACATATGGCAGTTTAACAAGCAAGCACATCATAATAGCCAAAATTGGTATACAGCAGTTATTAAATGGTATGTAGAACAGTACGGCGACTTACCGAGTAAAGTTGGCCCAGGTAAGGATGTAAAATTAATATTGGAATGACAATGAACGTAATTGAAATTTTAAAAGAAAATAAAAAATCTATAATTGATCAAGCAGTAGAGTGGATTAAAAA